TTATCAGGAGGACACACCTTCTCACTTCTTGAGGAGTTTCTACGCCGCATTAACAGGGGATTTATATGAAGACTATCCACTCCCTGTAGTAATGCGAGCCACCCCTTCTTGGACAGCACAAGTTGGTGCTGACGTCCATAAAATAACGGCGGTTTCAATTAGTGGCAGAACTGCAAAGTCTGGTTACGTTCGCTTCACGGTTGATTCTACAGGGCAAGGTTATTGCAGTCTTGGCAAAGTTACAGCAGATGCGGAGTTATAACAATGGATAATATGAACATAACATCAGCACAGTACACACTGGACATAGACGGTGTAACTAATGCTGGCATCCAAGCAACAATAGACGGACAAGAACTATCAGTTTCCCTTGACCCAGCCAATCGCCACTACGCAGAGATCATGCGTCAGGTTGAGGCTGGCACACTAACGATTGAAGAGGCTGACTAATGTTAGGCTTTAGCCCATTCGCATCTACACCCTTCGCGTCACAGTCAGAGATAACTTTTCTGATCGACGGTGTAAGTGCGATTGGTGCTACCAATACTGTTACCGTTACTGCTGCATCAGATGTACCAGTTACAACACCTGCTATAACATCTAGTGTTGGATCTGTTGTAGTTGTAGCAGAGGCTAATACAGCCATTACAGGTGTATCCGCTACAGCATCTACTAATACGGTCACGGTTACTGCTGCAGCTAATGTTGTACCAACGGGGGTTGACTCTACAGGCGTTATAGGTACAACTGTGGTAGTTGCTGGTGCTAATACGTTTATTAGTAGCCCAGCGCTTACTGTAGGTATAGGTGTAGTTACTGTTACTGCTGCAGCTAATGTTGTAACAACGGGTGTAGCTCTTACGGGATCTATAGGGGTCTTAACTACACGAACCAGTAACGTTATACNTNTAACTTCACCAGCTTTAACTATTAANACTAACAGTGTTACTGTNGTANNTACNAACTTTGACTACGACTCTTTAAAAGATAGTTATGACCGTAAGAGAGTTTTATTTATAGCGGGTACACCTCAGACATACACAGTGGCTATACCATCAGATAAGAAGCAAAGAACTGTTAGCATTGCAGCTATTGACAGAGACAACACAATAAGAATTGCAGCGTAAGGAATACGTACATGTCATATAAGTGGCCTGATAAAGATAAAGATGAAATACTAGACTATAACATAGATTGGTCACGCTTTCTAGGTGATGATACTATTGTGGGTGTGTCTTGGTATATTGATGACGCTGATGGTGTAAAGACTGCTGTTAGTCCTGCCTCTGTAGTCAACGGCTTACAGATGGTACAACAGACTAATACTTCAAGTGTTTCTACTATTAGGTTCTCACTTGGTACTAACAACATTAGGTATCGTATCTCTTGTAAGATAACAACTACAGAAGGTCTACAGTATGAGCGTTCTGTCTTTCTACGTGTTAAGGAGAAGTAAGAATGTCTTATAACTTTATAGGCTTAGTTAATGACGTTAACAGACGCTTGAATGAGGTTGAACTTACTTCATCTAACTTCTCTACAGCTACAGGTTACTATAACCTCAGCAAAGACTCAGTTAATGCATCTATTCGTCACATACATCAAGAAGAGTTTGAGTGGCCTTGGAACCACGCAGAAGAGAGTGAAGTACTTTTACCAGGTGAAGTTCGCTACAGNATGCCTTANGATGCTAAGACTGTTAACATGAACTCCTTTCGTATCCGTAGGGATGCAAGTTTAAGTGTAGAAACTCAACGATTAAAGTTACTTAACTACGAAGAATACCTTGACAAATACATAGATTACGAGTATAACTCTGATGTTAANANTAGAGCAGTTCCTAAGTATGTTGTAAGAACGCCTAGCAGAGAGTTAATCTTTGTACCAGCACCTGATAAAGCTTATGAGGTTGTGTATGAGTATTACACTGTTGGTGTTGATATGAGCCTAGCTACAGATGTACCTTCTGTACCAGAGGAATACAAACACGCTATTGTAGATGGTGCAATGTATTATGTTTACTTGTTTAGAGGTGATACTCAGACAGCACAGTTATCCCAACAGAAGTTCTTGCAAGGTATTAAGCATATGCGTAGCTTGAACATTAACAGAACTGAATATATTAGAGATACGAGAGTACACTTTTAATGGCAACGCAGTGGACAACATTTCCTATTGAGTTTAAGGGTGGGTTAGTCTCTAACCTATCGCCTTTACAACATGGTACTAATGCTGTTGGATCTGCTACTATTCTACAGAACTTTGAAGCTAATAAAGAAGGTGGCTACTCTAAGATTAAAGGCTTTGAGAAGTTCACTAGTTCAACTCTTCCCGGTACTGGACCTACTTTAGCTCTTAAAGTTATTAGCTCTGGTAGGGTAGTGGCTGCTCGTAAGAATGGTAGTAACCTTACCCAGTATTACTACAGCACAGGTAACTCTTGGAATAGTATGGCTACTAGTGCCAGTACTAACGGTGGTAAAGCTAGACACGTTCTGTATAACTTAGACGGTGATGATAAAGTTCTGTTTGTAGATGGTACTAACTACCCAGCTATCTATAACACTAACGGCAACACTATGTCGTTTATGACTGCCTCAGACAGTACAGATATTAGCGGTGCAGAGCAGGTAGCTATATTTAAGAATACTGCATTCTACGCTAAGGGTAGTAACTTATTCTTTACTGCTCCATTTAGTGTAGATGATTTTAGTGTTGCTAATGGTGCAGGGTCTTTTAACGTAGCTAATGACATCACTGGGTTAGCAGTCTTTCGTGAACAACTTATTATCTTTACTCAGGACAGCATTAAGAGACTGACTGGTAGTAGCGCTGCAGACTTTGCAGTATCACCTATTACGGATCGTATTGGTTGTATCAATGGTGACACTATTCAAGAGATTGGTGGTGACGTTATCTATCTAGCACCTGATGGTATTAGGTTGCTAAGTGCTACTGACCGTATTGGTGACTTTGCACTAGATGTTGCCTCTGACCAAATTTACAAAGACTCTAACACTTTCTTAGCCAGTACATCTAGCTTTACATCTCTTGTATTACGTGAGAAAGCTCAGTACCGTATCTTTGCTTACATTGCTTCTGAACAACCAGAGGTGGGTAAAGGTCTTATAGCTACTAAGTTCATCTCTCAGGGTGCATCAGGTATGTCTTGGTCTACTACTAAGGGTATTAAAGCTTTTGTAGCAGATAGTCGTTACTCTGGTACAACAGAGATGGTAGCTTTCTCTCACGATAATGGTTACGTATATCAGCTAGAGACAGGCTCAGACTTTGATAGCTTAGACATTGAGGCTATTTATGAATCGCCTTATATGCCTATCACAGACCCACAGACAAGGAAGTCTTTTTATAAGCTAACCTTATATGCTGAACCTAAAGGTAACATGGAACTAGATCTTAACATTCGTTATGATTTTAGTACAAGTACTGACACATCTACTCTTCAGCCAGCACACAACAAATCAGCAGTACAGGCGATAGGGTGTTCATCTTTGGTGCATCTAATGCTGTATTTAATACTGCTACTTTTGGTGGTGAACTTGACAGAGTATACACCACTAACATCGTTGGCTCTGGTAAGACTATAGCTATGCGTATTGAAGACAATTCAACTAACCCTACATTTACTCTTGACACTGGGTTGTTAGAGTACAGACAAAACGATAGACAGTAAGGAAACACAATGGCAGGTTATACTAGACAGGATACTGCAAACAACATTGCCAATGGTAACGTTATTGATGCAGATGACTTTGATGCAGAATACAATGCAGTAGAGAATGCATTTAACGCCTCTACAGGACACAAGCATGATGGTTCTGCAGGTGAAGGGGCACCTATTGAAAAGGTTGGTCCTAGTCAGGAATTAGTTGTATCCTCTACTAATGTTAACCCTAAGACTAGCAACACCTTAGACTTAGGCACTAACTTACTGCAGTATAAAGATGGTTACTTTGATGGTACTGTTTATCAAGATTCAGCTATTGTAGGTGTTAATGCTTACATGACACTNTCTGATAACGAGATTGATGTATCTACTGGTGGTCTTACTTTAGATGCAGCAGGTGATATTACACTTGATGCTGACGGTGGTGATNTCTTGCTNAAAGATNCAGGTACTACTTTTGGTACCTTCACTAATACGGGTAACAATCTTGTTGTAAAGTCTGGTTCTACCACAGCCATCACACTAAGTGGTGCAGACGCTACACTAGCTGGTACTCTAGCTGTAACAGGTGCTACTACTCTTAATGGCGCTGTTACTGTCTCTGGTTCAAACAATGTCACTGTAAACTCTGGTGATGTGACTTTATCTAGTGGTGATCTTATCGTAGGGGGTACTATTACTTCTACAGGCGCTATTGTAGCTAATGGTGGTGTTACTGGAACTGTGTCAAGCATAAGTAATCACGACACAGGAGATCTTTCTGAAGGCTCTAGTAATCTGTATCATACTACTGCGAGAGCAAGGGCCGCTATATCAGCAACTGATGCGGGTGGTGATGGTAGCCTGTCTTACAATAATACTTCTGGTGTTATTACCTACACTGGTCCTAGCGCTGCTCAAGTAAGAGCGCACTTTAGTGCTGGTGAAGGTATTGATATTTCAAATGGGTCTGTTTCAGGTGAGAATGCAAGCACTTCTAATAAGGGTATAGCATCCTTTAATAGCACAGACTTTTCTGTATCTTCTGGTGCAGTGTCGCTACAAGCTGAACGTATTCAAGATCTTGTAGGTGGTATGGTAACTGGCAACACAGAATCAGGTATATCTGTTACATATCAAGATGGTGATGGGACATTAGACTTCAATGTAAATGATCCTACTATTTCTTTAACAGGTGCAGTTACTGGTTCTGCAACTATGACAAACTTAGGTAATGTAAGTATTGCTACAACAGCTACTGCAGATCCTACCCTTACCTTAACGGGGGATGCTTCTGGTTCTGCTACTTTTACTAACTTAGGTAACGCTAGTCTTTCTGTAACTGTAGCTAATGATAGTCATACTCACGATGGTCGTTACTATACTGAAAGTGAATCAGATAGTAGGTTTGCTTCTACATCCAGAACCATTAGTGCAGGCGGCGGTCTAACTGGTGGTGGTAACCTGACTGCAAACCGCACCATTAGTCACTCGGACACTTCTTCCCAAGGCAGTGTGAACAACAGTGGTAACACGGTTATCCAAGATATCTCTGTTGATGGCTACGGTCATGTCACCAGCATTGGCTCTACGGCACTGTCTATCCCTAGCGGTAACTCTTTAAGCACAGGAAATGGAGCTTGGACGGATGGTTCCGGTGGTCTGCAGATCCGCTATGGGACTGTTAGTAGCACGTTAGATGGAGCCCAGTCGTTTAGTTTTACATCAGCATTTAGTAGTGCTTGCCTTGTCTGTGTAGTTGGTGGTGAGGCCCAAACCACAGCCGTTAGCCGCACTGGTTTTACTATAGACAGAGAGAATGACTACAACGGAACCTTTGTCTTCCAATACATAGCCTTGGGTTACTAAATAAGCATGGATACCTTGACCCCAGAGAAACTTGAAGCTATGCTTGATAGAGCCGCTAAGAAGGGCGCTAAACAAGCTCTGTGTGACTTAGGGTTATCTGACATGGATGCAGCTAATGACATCAAAGAGTTGCGTAGTTTGTTAGACTCATGGCGAGATACTAAAAAGAGTATATGGAAGACACTAGTACAATTAGGAACAGTTGCAGTACTGACATTCATAGCTACTGCTGTATGGATGCAAGTAGGCAAATAAGGATAAGATAAATGGCAAAACGTTTCTTAGGATTTACACCAGAGCAGAGAGGCAAGATACTGCCTGAGTTAGCTGGTATGCAAGAAGATGAACAACGTAAGGTTATTGCATCTAATCCTGCCTATCAGCAGAAGCTTGGTAATGCTACAGAGCAAGCAATGCGTATACTCAACCCAGAGCCAGT